GACAAAATTGAGCAACTCCTAAGACGATTTGAAGTTAAAAACTTGGGCGCGACAGAAGTGGTCGAGGGTAATACTAGAACCTCGACCGTCGCAGGAATTTATAAACCAGAAAAAAAAGAAGTTATTAAAATTGTACTTTAAAGAGATAGAAATAGTATATTAACATTGTATATTTACATTAGATGTACAATGTGTCTGATAAGTAGTGGTAGCCCGCAGGAGCATTCCGCAGTTAGGCGATCCTCGCATTCGCTCCGGTGCCTAACGGGCGTTATAAGCGCCGACCCACGATGGCTTCGCTCATCGCGGTAAACCACAAGGGGCCCCCGGCGTGCGCTAACGCGCTTTACAAGGCATTGGTCAGTTAAGATTGTGGCAAATCTCTAGGTTCAGAGAACTTAGCAAGGTACTCTATCTCAACATGGAAAGTAATAGGACTAGGGTCAACAGGATAGGTGTTAGAAGCACACCATACAATAAAAAAGGCAGCTTCAGCTGGACTAGTATTTACTTGACCCATAAATGTGCGGTTACCCATAAGAGTATTAACGTTATTATTAGCACCAAAGAATTTTTTTAGTGAAAATGTCTGAGACATAGTAGTTGCCTTGTTAGTACCAGGAGCAACAATTCTACGTTTAGCATATGGTTGTTCACAGATGGTCTCTACATCAGCAGAAGACATAGTAATAGCATCATTTAATTGAAGACCGTATACATATCCTTCGTCAATTTGTGCGGTAGGTGTAATTCTAATTTTAGAACCTATAACCTGATAGTGGTTATATAGTGCCATAAGTTGATCAAACCCATAAGGTTGATGACCTATACCGGACCGGTTAGTGTCAAAAAGATCATTAGCACAAAAAGTATAAGATGAGATACTACCGACAGAAGGATTGATAACAATACGCTCAACATATTTGAGACGTTTGACCACAGCAGTGGCAAGAGGATAATTTATGTTCGAATACATAGGACGGAGCTTCTTCTTATAAGGAGCACGCTTACGCATAGTACGCTTACGATTAGTACGCTTAGGAGCACGACGTTTTCTAACATATACCATTTTTACTATAGACAAGATAAAAAAAAAAAATAAAAAAAATACTTTAAAGAAAGGTATATATATATATAAGTACAATGTCGCAGACAAGAAATACAGTTTTTACCCTTAACAACTATACCGAAGACGATGTCGAAAAGATACGATCATGGGATTGCTCCTATATCGTGTTTGGCAAAGAAATCGGTGAAAGCGGCACGCCGCATCTACAGGGTTATGTAGAATGGGGTAGAGGAGTTAGGTTTACCACTTTAAAGAAACTTAACGATAAAATACACTGGGAAGCACGTAAAGGTACTGCATTACAAGCGGCAGATTATTGTAAAAAAGATGGTAATTTTGTCGAAATTGGTACTATGTCTTCGCAAGGTAATAGAAAAGATATTAAAGAAATAGTAGAAGAAATAAAAAGCGGCAGAAAAGTTGATGATATTGCTGTTACAGACCCCTGGTATTATCACAGTTACGGACGGACATTTAACAAAGTTGAAGACCTCGTTATGCGGCAGAAATGGAGAACAGATATGACACAGGGTATATGGTACCACGGTCCTACAGGAGTAGGTAAGTCACATTTAGCATTTAAAGACTACACCGCAAACACGCACTATGTGCTACCGAACGATAACGGATGGTGGGATGGTTACACACAACAAGATACTGTAATTATCAATGATTTCCGCGGCGAGATACCTTACAATCAGCTCCTGCAGATGGTAGATAAGTGGCCATTTAGTGTAAAAAGACGCAACAGGGAACCTATGCCTTTTATTAGCAAAACTATAATTATCACGTCCAGCCTTGCGCCAGAAGATGTATATAGACAAAGAAATGAAAGAGACAAAATTGAGCAACTCCTAAGACGATTTGAAGTTAAAAACTTGGGCGCGACAGAAGTGGTCGAGGGTAATACTAGAACCTCGACCGTCGCAGGAATTTATAAACCAGAAAAAAAAGAAG